TTTCCATGATCTCAATTAGGTCAATGTCAAAGTCGTCTTGATCAAATTCTAATGATTCCAAAATTGATGATGCTACTTTATCAAAATTCATAACTTTATTTACCATTAAAGCTAAATAATTTGCATGGGAAAGTTATTTGATGAAATTTTTGAAAGCGTTGTGTCTCGTTATGAAGCTGGAGGTTTTTTAACCGGAGATGTCGTTAAATTCAGATCCAACTACAAGACCTGCGCTGCTTATAAGGCAATGTCAACGGATATGCAGCGAGAAGTTGACGATTTGGCCAATTGCAAGTTGAATATAATGGTTGTTCAAGTTGGAGACAAGCTTTCTGGTGCAAGTGCTGGTAATCAATTAAAAACCGCTGATAATGCTGTTATTACTATCTCTGCTGACCAAGGCGGTGGCCGTAATTACGGTAGAGTAGCTGTGTCTCCTGAAATGATTGATCGTGCATACACAGATACCACAAATCTTCCACCAGTTCCTGATGAATGGAAGAGAAAAGATAACATTAATATCAAACCAAAACCAGTTGAAGATTTTAGTGATGCTGATAATCGCAAGACAGACAAAGGAAATGGCAAAAACACTCCAACCAATCTTAAGTTAGCAGGTGAAAGCACTGTTATGAGAAAAGATATGGATAATCTTGCTGCGATATACGAACAGACAATCAACTAATGCTATGTATAAAGATGATTTAATATTGGGAGATTTGTATTTAGAAAGCTCCCAAACATCGAATTTAAACGAAGATCAACAGAAAAAGTTGGCATCATTTATTGTAAATCTTGTTGTTAAATCTGATGCAGGAGATCAAGAGGCATTAAGAATATTGAGCATGTCACCTGATGAAATAGCAGGTATGATGTCTCAAGGAGAAACAGTTCAAACGGAAGCATTTGAAAATATCAGAAGTAAAGTTGGGGGTTTCTTGGGTGGCACAGGTTCTATTCAAAAAAGATACGATTTTTTAAAGAAAAGCCTATCTAAGATATTGTGGGAACTGGGAGAAGATATAAAAACAACCAGAAGTGAAGAAGCAATTGGAAAATACAATACTTTAACAAATGCTCTAAAAAATATAGATCCGACATTGACTCCAGCGGGAGGAACACTTCAAAAAGCTGCATATTCAGTTGGCAAGGGTGTTGGAACAGTTGGTAAAGTAATTGCTGGTGGGTTATTGGCAAAATCATTACTAACAATCGGTCTTCCAGCAATTGCGGTTGGTGGTATTATGGGCGGTGTTTTAAATGTTCTTAAAAATGCACAAAATACAAAAATAACACCTGCTGAAAAGATTAAAAAAGCATTATCAGCAGCTGGGCTGGGGGCTATGATCGGTTTTGCGATGGGGGAACTTAGAGATTTGGTAGGAGGAGATAATATTTCAAATACTCAAGATGTCAATCAAGGAGGGGATGTAGATAGAGCTTTGGAAATGGGCGAACAGGGTAAATATGAAGGAATGTCGAAAGGTCAAGAAGCTGCTCAGGACTATATAAACAAGCTAAATGCTCAATTAGGTCGATCTGTTAATTTAGATATATCGGGAGATAATATAATAGCAGAAGTTAAAGTTAAAATACCAGAATCATTAGGACAAGCTAAAGGAATCCTTCGCGCTGATCAAGTATCTAATTCCCAAGCAGCTGGAGCTATAGCAAAAGCTATAGGAACACTTCAACCTGACGGATCTTATACTGCGACTATAAATGGAATTCAGAAAATTTCAAGAGAAATAGTGGATGGTTATGTAGTGACCAAGTATTCAGCTCCAATCAATAATTAATTTTAAACGATGAAAAATAATGATAAAATGAATCTCCAAGATCTTTATGAAGAAGGTCTTATGGATAGAGTGTCAGCGCAAGCGAAAGGATTCGGTGCTGGGATTAAAGGATTTGCATCTGGTAGAGGATATGGACTATCGAAACAGCTTGCTCAAGTTGATAGTTTGATGAAAACTGCTGTTAAAAAGATGTTGGATGAGATACAGAAGTTTGAAAACGATGCGAAATCATACCCAAATGTTCACCTACAACAAAAAGCTCAAAATGATATTGTTTTAAAAAATGTTCAGACCATAAAGGCAGAATTACAAAAAATATAAAATACCACTAAATAATAATATCATGAGTAGATTTACCAAAATTGATTCTATGCTTATCTCAGAAGCATATTCCGCCCAGCTATTAATGGAGTCCGCTCCATACATGACAATCGCTGAAATCCAACGCAAATTGCCAACCATGACAATTGCAGAAGCTCAACTTATTGAAGAATTATTCGGTAAACTGGGTCAAAAGATCGGCCAAGTTGGAGCAGGTCTTGGAAATCTCGCGGGAGCCGCAGGAAGAGGTCTTAAATCAGCAGGACAAGCAGTGGGAAGTGCAGTTGGAGGAGCTGTTGATAAAGGAATGCAAGCAGCTGCTGGTGTTGGATCTGGAATTGCTTCTGCTGCTGGACAAGTTGGTAAAAATGTGCAAGATATGTACAAAACCGGCGAAGTTTCCAAACAAACTGAAGATGCCGTTGCAAATGCATCCAAGGCAGCTATGGATTTAATCGATCTCGTTCAACAAGCACAACAAAACGGATTAGTTAAAGCTCAAAAAGAAGTCACAGACATGTCATTAGCTGAAATTATGCAAGAGTTGGAAACTGCAAAGACATCTGCTGCTACTTTCCAAAAAAATGCTGATAAGACTGGATACACTGGTGGTGTAGGCGCAGCTTTCAAACAAGGCTTCCAAAATAAAGGTCAGCAAGGATCATCTTCCGCTCCACAGGGAGTTCCTACCACTCCTTAATTCACAACATTTTCAAGAGCGAGGAGACAAGCAAATGCGTTGATCTCCTTGTCCATGACAATCGAACTTTTAAACAGGCTATCTGCTATTTGCAAGATAGCCTGTTTCTTTTGAATCTCATCGAATTCAACATTATAAATGTAGTTCAACAACCCACTGAGCAACTGTTCGTAATCATTATCAAACAGACCATCGTTTTCAATGAGATATTTCCTAGTTTGCAAGGATGATTTGTTTTGCACACCAGCCCAAATGTAGGAATATAGGTCTTCTGAACTCGTTTTTACACCAATGTTCAGAGTTCCTGACACTGCATGCTTTTGAAGCTCATTGATACACTTTCTCAAGTCTGGAAAGAACCCTTTAACCAATCGTACAACCTCTTTAGTCTGTTCTGGGGGAACAATAACCCCTTCATTGTTCAAAATATACAGACATCTCTTGACAGCACCTTTAAGGGTTGGCTTGACATCGACACTTTGACATCTGGATTGCAATGCATCCATGATCTTGTGTCGATAATTCGCTGTCAAAATGAATCTTGACACAGCAGAGTATTCTTCAATCAAGTTTCGCAAACATTTCTGCGATTCTTTTGAAAGACCATCTGCTTCATCAAGCACAACGACTTTAATACCGCCATTAAAGCTCTTGGTTTGAATGAATCCTGATACTTTCGTTCGAATATTATCGATACCGGTTTCATCAGAAGCATTGATATACAAATAATCACATTTTAAAATGTCTTGAACCAAGATTCTTGAAATTGTGGTCTTTCCTGTTCCAGCGGCTCCTGTAAATAAGAAATGCGGGATCTCATCAGTGAATGTTTCAAAGAATGCTCTGGTATCATCGGAAAGACACATGTCATCCAATGTCTGCGGTCTGTATTTTTCAATCCATAAATTCATATTTCTTGTAATCCTAGTTTTTTGTCGGATCTATTCTCAATAGTGCGCACCAGATTGGCACAATCTAACAAACTATCGAATGATCCTATGTCGAACCAGAGAATATCATGCAAACAGCATACGTCAACCCCTTCTTTTTCATTCAGTGCCTTGATCAGATCCACAATTTCAAGTTCTCCTCTCTTGGAAGGCTTAAGACCATTTGCAATTGAGACTGCTTCTTTTGTAAAGACATAAAGACCAACCACAGCATCATTCCCAATGAAAGTTTGAGGTTTTTCGATGATATCGATCAATTCATTCTCCGCATTCAGTGTTGCAACGCCATAATCATTTGGATTTTTAACTTTATAAGTGAAAATGGTGTTGGCAACAGTGTCTAGATTTTGATCTCCAATGAAAATGTTGTCTCCCAAAATTAATGCAAGTCGATCCGCATCATCTGCCCACTCTCCAGCTATTGTGAAGGCTTCTGGTAGTCCATTGGGTTTATCTTGTATCTTATATTGAAAATTCATGCCAAATTTGGCACCATTTCCAAGATAGTTATAATACATCGTCAATTGCTCTTTGTCAGCGCATATAATCAACACATCAGAGTATCCCATTTTTTGCAGGGTTCCCAGACTGTATGAAATTACAGGCTTGTTATATATCGGAAGCAATTGTTTTGATATACCAAATTGTGTCAATGGATAGAGTCTTGTGGCTCGACCACCTGCTAAACATATCGCTTTTTTAATCATTCAACACCTCCTCCAAGATTTCTTGTTCGTCTCTCAGTTTCATAATAGAATTTGCCTTTGTATTATCCAGTACACAATTGCTTCGTCCTGCGATTATGGGAATCTCTGTAATATTTACGAATTCCCACTCTGGATTGTTTCTGCTGTGCTTTTCCATTATGCTTACGACCTCTCTGGTTGTTAATGGAGTTGGGTTCACTACATTGTAGAGTTGATGTGTATAACTCATGGTGTACACATCATGTATAAGTGTGCTTGTGAATGCACAGAGATCCGGGATGTAAGTTTTGCTGTTTGTGTAATCAATCAAGCTATTATACTTTTTGATTTTTGATAGATAGCTTCTCGCATCATGCAATCCGCTGATTGGCATGCGAATTCTAAGAATATTGATGGGTAGATGGTTTGAAAGAACCTCGAAAGCGTGTTTGGTCTTGCTGTAGAACGAACTTTCATCGTCATATAATCCAAAGTTCGGAGTATCATCTTCGGTGAATGTTTTTTCATAGCCTGTATAGATACATCCGCTGCCAATATGGATATAATACTTGCCCAAGTCCGTGGTCAACTTGGCGCACATCAATGGAGATGTTACATTCAATCTCCAGCATTCCTCTTTCTTGCTTTCCGCTTCGTCAATATTCGGTCTTCCAGTGAATCCACTGCAATTCACAACAACATCTGGTTCAAAGTTAAAATTTAACTCATACCAAAAGGTTTTTGGATTGTGGTAATCGGTAATCTTGGAATCGAGGATTTTAACGGTGTGTCCCTCCGACATCAGCGTGTTGCCGATGTGGTTTCCAATATACCCGTTTCCTAAAACTAAAATCTTACGCTTGATCGTATTCTTCTTCAACAAAGGTTTTGATATCATGTATATTCAATATATCGTTTCCTTGGAAAAAGTCAACCAGTGATGACGCTAAATCATTTCCCATGCTTGAAAGCTCTTCATCTTCAGTTGAATCTAGAAAGATTTGAAGCTCTTCGATAGCATCTAGGATCTTATCTTCTTTTTGATTTAATCCCTTTAATAGTTTAATTTTATTCATAATTTTCAGTATTTACTTCGCCTTGATGATAAATATACACATGGGTATTAAAATTTCAAATCTACCGAATAACGCTCTACCATATACTGGCTCGGAAAAGATTCCTCTTGTACAAGACGGGCAAACAAGAGGTGGTACACTCAGCTCTTTTGTTAACTATTTATCAGGTGCTTTACTATCAGACTCTGAACTTAGAGCATTGTCTGGTAACTGGCAGAATACATATACAACTTTTAGTTCAAATAGTGCTAATTATGCTGTAAAAAATGCTAACAATAATTTCACAGCGGGTCAGACAATTACTGGATCTATAACTGCTGCAACATTTGTATTATCTGGAGGAACATCCCCCTTAGCATACTCCATGAAGAGATTTAATGGTACTGGAAGTTTTGGAATAACCAATACACTGCCTAGTAATACGACAGGTAATTATATTATAGCATTCGGACAAGAGTCTGCTATTTATGCTGGTATTGGCGGCACTGCCACTGATATTGTAGCATTCGGACAAGATGCCGGTGGTAATGCTGGCTATAGCGGTGTTGCTACTGATATTGTAGCTATAGGTAAAAATGCTGGCAATGCTGCTGGTATTACCGGCACCGCCACTGATATTGTAGCTATAGGTCAAGGTGCCGGTGAGCAAGTCGGTAACGCCGGTGGCGATGCTATTAATATTGTAGCTATAGGTAATAATGCTTGCGGTGGCGCTGGTGGGATAGCTGGTACCGCTGATTACATTGTAGCTGTTGGTTACGGTGCCGCTACGACTGTTGGTTCTTCAGGTATCGCCAATCATATTGTAGCTATAGGTACAGCAGCGGCGGGCGGTGCCGCCGCTGGAGGTGGGATTGCTAATGATATTATAGCTATAGGTAGGAACGCTGGTGCTGAAGCTGGATATTTCGAGTATAATACAGTGACTGATATTATAGCTATAGGTAGAGATGCTGGTAGATATACTGGGGTTGATGAATTTTCAGGGACAGTATCTGAAAATAACATCTTTATTGGATTATCATCAGGTTATACTAAACGAGGTAGCAGAAACACATTCGTTGGAGATTTAACAAACACATCCCCAACATCAGCTACTAGCTTAAGTGGTTGTATAGCAATTGGTTATGGCGCTGTTCCAACAGCTAGAAACACAATAGCGATTGGATCTGCTTCAACACCATTGAGTGTTGTACCGGGAGGTACCATAGGAAGTTCATTATCTGGACTTAAGATAATGATAAATGGTAAATACTTCACCATCCCGCTACTTGCATAATAAGAATTTCAGTAAAATTTAATAAATAAACATATGAGTCTAATCAAACAACCAATAACCCCTACGTCACCTACAAAAGAGCAATTACTTGCTGCTAAAATTCGTAATATTAAAATTATTACAGCTAGAGCATACGAGCAACTTATCAAGATTCAAAATGAAGGCATTCATACATTTTGGAAAGATCGTAGATTAACTCCTGAAGAAATAGCAACTGCTATGGGAAAAGATGCAGTAAAAGCATTCCAATTCCACGGTTTCTTGACTGATTGCATTGTTAATATAGCGACTGCTGATGGTATCGAGCCTGAAATAACACTACCTACAAATGCTTTTGAAGTTGTAGATGGTACACTGGTTATTTCAGATGATCCTTACACGCCTTAATTAAATGGCGGGTATTAAAATTACAGATCTTGATAATATCGAAGTAACTAGTCAAACTGGCTATCTAATAGCATCAACTGATGATGAAAGTGGAAAGGTTAGAGTGTCCACTTTCATGAATGATATAATAGCTCCTGAGTTGGATGCGAGGTATTCAGATTGGACGAATCAGATCACAATATCAACGGCTGCTCAAGGATCGACTGTTACATTAACTCCCAACACACACGAAACATTTATATTAAGTTCGGTAACTTCTCCATCTCTATCATCATTTACTATAAAGCTTCCAAAAGCATCCAATTCATTTATAGGACAAAGCAAAACTATAATTTCAACAAAAGATATAGAAATTGCTAATTTTAGCGTTGATTTTAATAACGGATATGGTAATGTTTCAACTGCCATTGGAAGTCCGTTTGGATACTTATTGGCATATCAACCTATGTGTTTTTTGTGCATACAATTACAAAAAAGTACCCAACTTGTTACTTGGATAAGAGTTGCATAATATGAATCCACTAAGAGCAATAAGCGCATCTTTAAATAAAGAAATATCGGAAGACCGGTGGGCATCACCGTATATATTTGGTGTCGAAGGAGGTTCTAAGTATATGAATCTTTTAGCTGATGATGCTGCTTTGAGTGGACAGTGGACTCTAGCTGCTTATAATAATTATCATAATATAAGAAATCCGGGAAGTGCTATAAAATATGAAATAAATCCTAATTTTTGGTTGATGGATTACATTGATCAATTATCATGTTTGGTGATATCTAAAGATGATATGGGGACGAGTGGAGGAACACTTTCTGGAACGCAATGGCGCACTAGATATGGATGGTTTCCAATAACAAAAAGACATGTTATAGGATGCGCACATGCATTGACATGGGCATCTGGAACTTGGACTCTGAATACAGCCCAGCAAATTCCAACGAGAATACGATGGAGAGGGAGTGATGGAGAAACTGTTGATAGGATACAACTACATCAAGCTGTTGGATCTGATACAAGTTATGGATTGCCTCTGCTAGATATATCAGTGGCTGTGTTGGATTCGGATTTACCGGACACCGTTTATGTTCCTAAGATTGTCCCTGCAAACAAGAGATATAGGTGGTCGGCAACTCAAATAAATCAATCACAGACCCAATTGTGGGTTCCTCACATAGATCTGATAGCATTTTCACAGGAATGGGCAGAGAATGTACCCGAAAAACCTGATGAATCACATCGGGCAATGGTTTGGTTGACAAATAGAGCAGCGCACAAAAACAATATGCAATATCTAGTTTATCCGGGGGATAGTGGAACTCCCATATTGACTATTATAAATGGCGAAGTTATGCTTTATGGTATAATTTCTGCTCACTCTGCGTATATGCCCAAAGATAATATAATGTCATGGGAGACATATCTCAATAGGATGATAGAGCAAGCAGATGATAATGCAATAGCGATGGGTCGCATGGCTCAAAGAACGGGATACACTGTTACAGTGGCCCCGAATCCTATTCTTGCATAATTGTTACCAATCAGTAATATGTGCCGTATATAGAGGTATCGTTGACACTGTTGTCGAATATATTATCCTTGGAATACTGATCAACATCAAACGGATACGACTTAGGATTGCTGCTTAATTGTGTTGCAAACACATCTTGTAATTCGATAAGTTCGTCATTCTGGGTTATCATGTAATCACCATTTTCATTCGCAAGGTATAATTGATCAAGTAGAGTTATACTCGAACTCAATACACCGCTGAACGCATTATCATAAACCTGAACATTGTTATCTTCATCAGGGAATCCAGCTTCAAAGCTGTAATCATATCTCTTAGCGGTGATCTTCCAGATATAATGACCCATCAATGGGTTTAATGGTCCCCCATCTTCATCGATAACCTCAGTGACTACAAATGTTTTAGCACTTCGTCCTCCCGGTCTATCACATCCAAACGGTGTTAATATGAATCCATCATCAGCCTTTGGCTCAATTCGTTGTCCATTGTTTGCATGAATATAGATCCCGCTGAATGAATCAGTAAATGCTTTTATATGGAAATACAGGGTTACACTATCATCAGGTTCCCATCCATATGTTTGTAAAGGAACTCCATTGTGTTGATATTCCACATATGCTCTTATGGTAGTTGGACCATAATACGGCGCAACCGTATGTTCTCCATAGAAATTGTTAGCAGCTGATAGATTATATGTGTTGACATAGTAGTTGATATCAACTCCGAAATTATTAATCAATTCGGAAAACCCGCTGTTATACAATGCTCGCTCAGCTTGAAAATTAGAAGGATCAGCGAATCCGCCGCAAAGTGGTTTATAAACACCTGCGAAGATATTCGAAGGCTCTAAGCAAGATAATGGAGTTACAGGACATCCCATGGTTTTATTTAACCTTCACGACCCGTGCAACTGGTTTATTTTCTGGTGTCATGTACATTTGCAATCCAAATGGACTATTTTTTATTTTAGACAATTTATTATCTTTAAACTCCAAATTGTATGTGACCAACACATCGGTAAGCTCTGGTCCTTGAAACATATAACCCAATACATTTATCTTAGGATTAAGTTGTTTGTATGGTCCTTTAGTTGTCATATGTTTTCTAGTTCCAATATCTCTTGTTATATTACCACCTTTTATATTACGATGGGCTGAGAGCTTGGGGGTACCATCTGCCATATTATGCGCATATTCTAGAAAGAATGTTTCAAAAGATTTCACTATATCTATTTAACAAAAAAGGGGAGTCATTTAAGACTCCCCCTTTGTTTCTATGAATTTTCTAAGAATTACTTGATGTATTCAGCACCCTTTTTGTAGTTTCCAACTTTGTTGTTGGAACCTGCTCCAATATTTGGTTGCTTAGCATTGTAAAGAGCGTGACCGTAGTCTCCGTCATCACCCACTTTGTCGGTGACATCTGAAGATGCCTTACCACCCTTTGCTTTGACCTTACCAACGGTGTTTGGTCTTCCGGTCAACTTACCGATTGCTGGGGTTTCTTCATCTTCTTCACGATTCATCATATCATCTTCGCCTTCGTCGCCCATGTCGAATTCGAGTTCATCTTCGCCTTCTCCTTCATCTCCACCTTCTTCTTCACCACCTAGAACGGTCATGAGAACATCGTGAAGCTTTTGAGCAGTTGCTCTGTCGAGAGTGAAGGTAACTTCATCTTCCCCACCGCCAAAATCAGAATCCATTTCATCATCTGTCATTTCATCATCAAGTCCGAATGCATCGACATCATCTTCTGCGTCTTCTGGACCTCCCATGTAATTTTCATTAACGACGGATCTAAACAATTTATCAAAACTAAGTGTTTTTCTAGTCATAACTTTATTTAGTATTTGTTTTCCCATTTTTCTACTTTCTTGCAATTCTTTTTCTTCTTCTGCTTCTCCAGCTTGAAGTACTTTGAGTTGATTTTCTAAATCTGCTTTTGCCTTCTCCGAAAGATTCGGATTTTCCAAAGCCATTCTGATCGTTTTCTCTTTTTTAGAACTGTATTTATTTTCTTCGCTATCCTCCTCTTTGCATCCGCATTCACACTCCGATGGATGATCGTCGTTCAATGCTTTTGTAGCACCTCCCTTTTCATCAAGACCGCCATCCTGTTTAGGGAAATTTCCATCAAATGCATTTGGTGGTTGGTTCTTGGATTCTTTGACAATTGTGTATTTTAACGCATTCAACATGTCTCCGTATGCGTCTCCGATGTTTTGAAGATCCTTTTTGATCATAATGTTATTTAACAATACACAGTTAAATATCTTAATATGCCAAAGAAACCAGAGAAGTTTTATATGGGGAATCAAAATCTTCCCTCTAAAGGAACTGTTATCTCATATACACCAGATCAAATTAAAGAAATGGAAAAGTGTGCTAAGAACATATTACATTTCGCTGAAAAATACTTTTACATATTGAATATTGATGATGGTAAAATTCCAATTAAACTATACAAAGCTCAGAAACGAGTTTTAAAACAAATGATGGAGCATCGGTTCTTTTGTTTATTGGCAAGTCGTCAGGTGGGAAAAAGTACCCTTATGACAATTTATATATTATGGATGGCTAATTTCTTTGAAAATCAAAGAATTCTTCTTGTTGCAAACAAAGAATCTACAGCTATTGAAATTTTTAGTAGAGTTAGGATGGCATATGAAATGTTGCCGAATTGGTTGAAGTCTCCCGTTGTAGAATACGCCAAGACTAGTATGGAACTTGAGAACAACAGTCGCATAGCTATTACAACTACAACTGGAACGGCAGCGCGTGGTCAGGCCGTATCTGTTTTAATTATTGACGAATGTGCTTTCATCGAACCCCATCTTATGGACCCATTCTGGGCATCTGTATTCCCAATCGTATCATCTTCCAAAAAAGCAAAAGTTTTCATGTGTTCCACTCCAAACGGAACTGGTAACTTGTTCTATGATATATATACTGGGTCAGTTGAAAACAAAAACGGATGGGCCAATGATAAAATTTTATGGAGTGAAATTCCCGGAAGAGATGAAAAATGGGTGAAAGAAATCAAGGGAGGGCTGGCATCCGAAGAAAAATTTGAACAAGAGTTCAACTGTCAGTTCTTAAATTCAGGGACGGGATCGATGGGCGAAGATGCATATAACCACATGAAGTCTTACATATCTGATCCAGTAGAGACTTTGATGGATGGTAAGTATAAGATTTTTGAGCATTATCAAGAGGGGCGGATTTATATAACGGGTGTTGACACCGCTGAAGGTATCGGAGGTGACTTCAGTTGCATAAAGATACTAGACATAACCGATCTTAAAGAAATCACCGAAGTTGCTGAATATTACGATAATGCCATATCGGTTTCTGAGTTTGCCAACAAGGTGCATGAGATTCTATCCCACTGGGGTAAACCATTGGCTTGTATTGAAAGAAATAACCAAGGTGGTCAGGTTGTTGATAGACTTGGACTTGATATGGGATACATGGACAAGATCGTGTGTTGGGGCAGTAAATTGGCGGGAAGAAAAAACACACAGTTGTTGGGTATGATCGCATCAAGAAACACCAAATACAATGCTGTTGCAAATGCTCGTTATTTCTACAATGACAAGATGGTGGTGCAATTTAAAAATGAAGACTCTCTAAACGAAGTATTCAAGGACTTCGTCAAGCTTCCAAATGATAGCTGGGGTGCAATCTCTGGAAAGCATGACGATAGAACAATGGCATTGATTTGGGCATTGATGGTGTTGCATGATGATATCGTCGAGCAATACTTTACAGTTGATGAATACGATGATTGCGGCAAGCCTTCAAAATTAACACCCAATGAAAATTTATTCAGATCATTTGAACCAGCGACTTCTATATACACAAATGAAGCGGTTGATGGTATTGAGAACAGTCAGATATCTCCTATCTATTTCGGAACCTCTACACAACAATCAAGTGACTTCGCTGACTTGGAAGCTGAAGGATGGGTATCATTGGGAGGATCAATACACAGTGGCTACAGAGAGCTAAACGACAACGAAACTGCGTTTTTTGATAAATACTTTTAAGTATGGAAGAAATTCGACAAAGCCCGTTAAACCAAGCAGCGAAGGACAAGTTTTTACTTGTTTTTGATGTTCCTCCCATTTTAAAGGAGTTTTCTTCCAAATCGGTGCGTAATAATAAAACGATCATACCAGATACAGTGCAGTTTACTATATGGGGAACTGCGGTTCCTGATATAACTGTTCCCGGAACAGAAGTTCGCTATGCTGGATCTACATTATATGTATCATCCCACAACAAAGCGAGTTACCCGCCAGTCGAAGTCAATTTTGCTGTGGACAGCATGTATAATAACTATTGGACGATATATCAATGGTTGAACTTGCTGCACGACGAAAAGACAGGGGAATACAACGCTAGAAAAGAATTTGTTGACGCTAATTTCAACGATTATCAGACAGATCTGACGATTTATGGATTGGATGAATACGGTAAGAAGCGTGTAAAATTTACTTATAAAAAAGCATTTCCCACAACTCTAAAGGGACTTAACTACGATTATCAACCATCTGGAGATATGCGATTGGTTTCGGGGTTTGTGTTTATCTACAGTCAAATGCATATTGAGCTTTTAAATTCATGATATAGGAATTTAAAAAATGCCAAATTTAAATTTTCTTGCCGATAAAGATTAAATAGATTTATGACTCCCGGTGTTGAGATATGTGAACAAACTCCCTATTATGGTTATGTGTATATGTGGTCTGATTTAGAAAGAAACAAATTTTATATCGGATCTCATAAAGGAAGTATATATGATAAGTATAAGTCTGGTAGTAAATGGTTGAATGATGCTATAAAGAAAAGACCAGATACTGTAAAATTTAGAGTATTAGAATATTACTACGGAACAGATAGAAACGAACTTTATAAATTAGAAGATAAATATTTGATATTTTTTAATGTTGAGTTGAATGATAATTTTTACAATTTTAAAAATCAAGCTAAGGGAGGAACCGGCCCTTTCAAGCACAAGGGAAAAAAGAGGATTGAATATACACCGGGGTGGATTGACCATAGAAAGGGTAAAAAACTTGAAGAAATTTACAAAGACCCTGAAAGTATCAGGCGTAGAATTGGAAAAACCATGTCGGATTTTTATATTAAAAATGGGCATGGTGTTAAAAAAGGCAAAAAACACAGCAAAGATTCAAGGAGAGGAAAAACCGTTGAAGAAATATATGGATATAGAAGATTAGCAAATCCAAATAAGCCATTCATAATAACAGTTCAAGAACCGGGAAAGGAAAAT